GTTGCGTTTTCTAACTGCTCACGCAAATCACCAATACTTGCTTTTGTTTCTGGAGAAGAAACTATCTTTTTAGTTGCAGGAGCTTTTGCTAATACTTCTAAAACAGAATCTTTAAAGCTATCAACAGATAAATCATCTGCAATGGCTTTTAGAGCTAATGATGAATCAACTGCATACTTTTCAGCTAATGCAATTATTCCACTTACTCTTTCTTTTTCAGAAGCAAGAACTGCTTCAGCATCTTCTTCTAACTCTTCATCTTCTGTCATGCCTGAGCGTCTTGCTCTGCCAATAATCTGGTTAGCCATGGCAAATGCACCGGTTAATTTATAGATTTTTTCTGAACCCGGCGGATATTCAAATACAACGCCTTCCATCGATGATGCAAGATTTTCAATTGAGCCAAGTTTTGCTAATTGCTGATCGACAAGTTCACCCATCTTTTCATCACCTGATGCTTGTAGGTTTTTGAGATAAGCAATTGATTGTTCAAGTTCTGCGCGCATGCGTGCCACTTCTTTATCGTTGTCGCTAACAAAATAACTCTTAACACCACGAAGTACCTCGATGGCAAAATCGCTAATTGCTATTTCTAATGGCTTAAGTACACTAGCAATATATTTTCTAGATTTAGTTTTTGAACCTAGGTTTGAAACAGTAGCCTGCAACTCTTTTGGCAATCCCTTTTTTAATTGTACAACTGACAGCCCTTGTTTTTTTGCAGCATCTGAATTCAACATTAATACAACAAGTTTATCTACGGTATCTTCTGGTAGATTAACTTGGCTAGCATATT